TTTCAATGCCCTCATTGTAATAGTGTTATAGGTGGAAAATCCAATTACGACAGATGGCACGGCAATAATTGTAACGTACTTAAAGGAGATTTGTTGTGCCAAGATTAAGTATGTACAGGCCCAATCGTACCCGAGATTATCAATTTTTAGATCGTATAATTAGAGAGCAATACACTGTTGGTGGACTGGACATCTACATCCATCGCTACATGGGACCACAAGCTGGCGGCGAGGATTCAGCATTTTCAGGCAACTTTGATGCCACTCAACCCACCTATGCAGATGTGGATGTGCTGAACATTCAAGACTTGCTGTTGTTGGAAAACCGTGACAGAATTTATGATCCTGATGTGTATGTCATGCGCGGTGTGTACAACACACAGGATGTGGACTTTGACCTAACACAATTTGGCCTGTTCCTAAACAACGACACCATATTCATGACGTTTCACTACAACACCATGATTGACACGTTTGGTCGCAAGCTCATGAATGGTGATGTGATAGAAATCCCCAACTTGACGGACTACCATCCGCTAAATCAGGACATACCCCGAGCCTTGCCCAGATACTATGTGATACAGGATGCTGACTTTGCGTCAGAAGGATTCAGTCAAACTTGGTTGCCTCACCTGTGGCGTGTGAAATGCACACCCATGAAGGATCAACAAGAGTTTGCACAAATTACCAACAAACCGTTTGTGGCAGAAAACATCTGGGATCCAGGCAATTTCTATCCTGCTGGTACCATTGTGAACTATGGCGATACCTATTATCAAGCACAGAAAAATACTCCAGCGGACACAGACATCAACAATACAGAATTTTGGAAACCATACACTCCTGCCACAATCAGTGACATCCAAGGTACTCGTGTCAAAGACACACAGATCAATGATGCTATCCTAATTCAAGCAGATGCTGACGTTCCACTGTCAGGCTACGATGTTACCAAGTTCTACATTGTGCCCACGCTGCTGGATGGACAACCTGCCAATCCTGATTCATTGACCAATGAATCTGGCGACACTGTAGATGGCACACAAGGTGGCATGAATGTAACACCACGTGGAGAAGGTTACACCATGGGTTATCTCACCGGGGATGGACAAGCACCCAATGGATTGCCAGTCACACCAGGTGTGAATTTTCCACCAAACCCTGTGGCCGGAGATTATGCGTTGAGGTTGGATTACATGCCCAACAGACTGTTTCGTTACAATGGCACAATGTGGATCAAGATTGAGGACAATGTGCGCACCAATCTCAACAATGGTGTTACCAACAATACTTTACGCAGTACCTTTGTGAACAATACATACACTGTGAACACAACTGATCAAGGAAATATCCCCAGTCGCCAAAGTCTCAGTGAAATACTGCGGCCTAAGGCAGACAATGGCAGTCAAAATGGTGGTAAATCACCCAAGCCATTCCCACCCACAGAACCAGGACAAAAGTCCAGTTAAGGAGAATTAAAATTAATCAATATTTTTATGACGCCCAGATACGCCGGTTCTTGTTGCAAATCACAAGAGTGTTTTCAGGTTTTCAAATTGAATACGGCAATGAAAATGACGGAGTAAACAATGCCGCTCTGTTGCGTGTGCCTGTGCGCTACGGTGATGCCAGTCGCAATGCACAAACCATCATACAAGAAAACTCACGCAACAGTTTGCCAGCAACACCACTGATAACTTTTTACATCACAGGCCTGGACTACGAACAAAGTCGCACACAAGATCCATACTTTGTGAGCAAAATCAATGTACGACAACGTACCTATGACAGTGTGACTGAAAGTTACGAAACCACACAAGGCAATGCATTCACAGTTGAACGACTCATGCCTGTGCCATTCAAACTCACTGTCAATGTGGACATATGGACTTCAAACACCAATCAGAAATTGCAGTTACTGGAACAGATTTTGACCTTGTTCAATCCCAGTTTGGAAATTCAAAGCACAGACAACTACATTGACTGGACCAGTTTGAGTGTGATGTACCTGGACAGAACAGTATGGTCAAGTCGCACTGTGCCCATTGGCACAGAAAATCCCATTGACATTGCCACCTTGACATTCAGCATGCCAATATGGTTATCTCCGCCGGCCAAGGTCAAGAAACTGGGTGTGGTGGAACGTGTGGTTGCATCCATGTACGATTCTCAAGGCGACTTGAATGATGCCATTACCAACAGTGATTTGTTGTTGGGCACACGATTGTTGGTCACTCCCTGGAACTACAAACTGGTTGTGATTGAAAATCAAATACAGTGTTTGTATGCACCTACCATAGTGCCTGATGGCAGCCTGGACACCCTGGTGCCCACACAGATTGTGGCTGGCAGCAGTTTGTTATGGCCTACTTTGATCAGCGCCTATGGAGTGTATCGTCCAGGCATCAGTCAAATACGCCTGGACCAGGCTGATGGATCTGTGATTGTGGGCACAATTGTGATCAATCCCAATGACGATCGACTGGTGATTTTTGATGTGGATCCAGACACTGCTCCACAAAATACCCTAGCACCGATTGACGCTATTATCAATCCGCTGTTGAGTGGCCCCGGCGACGGGCTAGACAGTGCGCTGTTGGGACAACGATATTTGTTGACTGAAGGCACAGGCGATCATACCAATCCTTCCAACCCCACGGCCTGGGCCGGCACCGGCGGGCAACCCTTGGTGGCATCAGCCAATGACATCATCGAGTTTGATGGCGCACGTTGGCGTGTGGTGTTTGTGGCCAGTGATCAGTCCACTGTGAATTATGTTACCAACATACACACTGGCACACAATACGAGTGGACCGGAACACAGTGGATCAAAAGTTATCAAGGTGTTTACGATGGCGGAACCTGGAGCATTGTGCTTTGAAGGCAGTGGGAGTTTGGTTTCGTAGCAGTGCTACTGGCAGATATCTTTATCTGTTGCGCAACGACGACAGACACCCGGGTGCCTGGGGACTGCCCGGAGGCAAGGTAGAAACTGGTGAAACCTTGTTGGGTGCCATGGAACGTGAGTGCATAGAAGAACTGGGGTTTTTTCCCGACTATACCCGACTGGTTCCGCTGGAAAAATTCACCAGTGCCGACGCACAATTTGAATACAATACCTGGGTGTGTGTTGTGGCTGATGAATTTGTGCCTGTATTAAATCACGAACACCTGGGCTATGCCTGGATTGATCCGGGACAATGGCCTAGACCCATGCATCCTGGATTGTGGTCAACCATGAACATAGAAGCTGTGCAAGACAAGATTGCATTGCTAGAAAAACAAAAACCCGCCTAAGCGGGTTTTTTTGTGGCGGTTGCGATTACACTCGTCCAACCACAATTTCAATCACGCCTGACTCGCCGTCAAAGTCTTCAAGTGATTTGCCGATCACTGTGCTCACAGCAGGATTAGCTTCTGCACGAGCCTGACCGTTACCGGCTGATACCATGCTGTCGCCTTTGCGCACTGTGCCTGTGACAGAACATGGCACACGACCAGTCAAGGCCACAGTGGCCACGTGCTCGCCAGTTAGGCCTGCATTCATGATGGTAGCAGGATTGGTAGATACCACACCTGCCACACGACGATCTGCGTCTGTTTGAGTTACAGTGACTTCTTGTGTGCCACCAAAGCTCAACACAGTACCTGATGTGTATTCTGCGTCAGCTGTGTATTTTTCTGCCAAGTCAGCGTACTGTGCTGATGTGGCCTTGGCAAACACAGTGTTGAAGTAAACTGAAGCTGATCCAATGTTGCCCACTCCGTTACCATTGGCATTCACAATGTTGCCACCTGTGATGTTGCCAGTGGACACTGTCAAACTGCCACCTGTGATTGCGCCAGTAACACTTACGGTAGATCCTGTGTGTGTGGTGGCATTGACGTTGGCACCGCCCAAGATGTTGCCACCACTAATGTTACCTGTCACTGCCAATGCTGTCAGCGTACCAACACTTGTGATATTGGTTTGTGCGGCTGTGGTCAATGTACCTGCAATATTGGTCACACTCAGGTTGCCACCTGTGATGTTGCCAGTGACACTTACTGTGGACCCTGTGTGTGTGGTAGCGTTAACATTGGCCCCACCCAAGATGTTACCACCAGTGATGTTGCCCGAAGCTGATACCGAAGCAGCACTCACAGCAGCACCAGTAACAATATTACCACCTGTGATGTTGCCCGAAGCTGATACCGAAGCAGCACTCACAGCAGCACTTGTGACTAAATTACCACCTGTGACGTTGCCGGTAACACTCAAACTGGTACCAGTAGCAGCACCAATGTTGGGTGTGGTCAATGTGGCTGACGCTTTGACTGAAATGTTACCCGAACCGTCAAATGCAGTTGTGGTGCCATCAACTTTGGCATTGATAACTGTACCAACAAGGCTTACACCAGCTGCGGTGTTGGCTGTGTATGTTTGACTAGAACTGAACTGAGCAAATGTAATGTTGCTGGTACCAAAAGTGATTGTACCAGTGGGCGCATTAACAATAAATGCACTACCAGCATTGACGTTGCCACTGTTGGTAAAGAAATAGTCGTTGATGCCCAATGCAGTCACATTACCAGCACCATAAGTGTCTGTGTCTGTGGAACGAACAATGCTTGTGGCGTTGGCCCAAGTGTACACGCCGTTAAATGCTGCATTGGCTTCGTTCTTGACCAAGATACGTGTGCCCACAGTTTGAATGTTGGCCGTGTCAATCAAGTTAAATGAGCCAGTTGTGGTCAGTTTTGCACCTTGGCCGTTGCCTGCTCCGTTGACTTCCACATAGGCTATGGTACCACCTGTGGCCGCGGCCAATGTTGTATTGGTAGTTGCTGTGACGGGTGCATGATAAGAAATTGCTGTGGACACTGCATTGTCAACGTAGATCTTGGTGGCCACGTCCTGATTCTGCACAGGATTTGTGACACCGTTGATATACCTGTTGTTGACCACAACGTTGCCAGTACCATTGGGCTGAAGGTTGATGTTGCCGTTGCTGGTTGTGGAAATAGTCACTGCACCAGCAGTATTGGTTACAGTGGGTGTGCTGACTGTTCCAGTGGTATTGACATTGCCACCAGTGACATTGCCTGACGCACTATAACTGGCTGCCTGACTAGTGCCACTTGCTGAAAGTGAACCAGCTGATACTGCGGCACTGGTAATAATGTTGCCACCAGTAATATTACCAGTTGCAGAAATCAGGCCAGGAGTTGTTACGTTAGCACCAGCAATGGCACCTGTTACATTGAGTGCTGATACCACATTGCTTGACAAACTCAATCCAGCAGCATTCAAGTTGCCACCAGTTACATTGCCACTTGCGCTGTAGCTGGCTGCCTGACTTGCACCACTGGCTGAAATTGAAGCTGCTGATACTGCGGCACTTGTGATCAAGTTACCACCTGTGATATTACCAGTGGTAGAGAATGAAGTAGCAACTAAAGTACCAATGATGTTGCCACCAGTGATGTTGCCACTGGCGCTGTAGCTGGCTGCTTGACTTGCGCCACTTGCTGAAACTGAAGCTGCTGATACTGCACCACCTGTGACCAAATTGCCACCAGTGATGTTGCCACTGGCGCTGTAGCTGGCTGCTTGACTTGCGCCACTTGCTGAAACTGAAGCTGCTGATACTGCGGCACTAGTAATTAAATTGCCACCAGTGATGTTGCCACTGGCGCTGTAGCTGGCTGCTTGACTTGCGCCACTTGCTGAAACTGAAGCTGCTGATACTGCGGCACTAGTAATTAAATTGCCACCAGTTACATTGCCACTTGCACTTACACTTGTAGCACTGACGGCAGCCGATGTTATCAAGTTACCGCCAGTTACGTTGCCATTTGCACTGACAACACCAGTGACGGACACACCTGTGGTGGCAAATACTGCTACGTTCGAAGTTCCGCCCACGCCCACTGTGACATTGCCACCTGAGCTGACCACAGTAACATTACTTGTGCCAGAGTTGATGTTGGCCACTGAAGTGATAACACCAGTCAACAGCGCACCGTTACCTAGAATGTAGTTGCCGGTCACATTGCCTGTGGCACTCACAAGACCAGCAGTTCGAATATTGCCACCAGTGACATTACCAGCTGCTGATATCAATCCGTTGGTTAGTATGTTGCCACCAGCAATGTTGCCACTGGCTGTGACTGCAACAGCATTGGTGTTGATAAAAGCACCCAGGGTTTGGAGTGTGGCTTTGTATGTTGTACCACTGTAGACTACTGGTGCAACTGTGGTTGCATCTACTGTGTTTGTGCCTGGTAAATTTAATATTGTTACTGTTGCCATGATATTCCTATTTTATGTTTCGGTAACCAAAACTTCACCGGTTTCGGTTGTTAACGACTCGTCCGTTTCGGTTGTGATCTCGTCAATATTTATAATGATCAGTAGATCGCCGGATTCGGTTGCTAAAAAAGCACCCAATTGGGTTACGAGATACTCCTCATTCAGAATGATCACATCAGGACCTGCCTGAATATTAGGTCCAATTATGATACCTGGTCCAAATGTTAACGGTCCTGTTGCCATGTTTTCTTTCTATTTTTAGTCCCTGATGTATTTAGCGTCAAAATGAAATTTGTATTCCTACACATTATATTCTGCCAATTACCACTTCAATTGTGCCCTGCCCTCCAGGGTGTGCTTGCAAGGCCTTGCCAATCACAGTGCCCATGGCAGGGGTGGCGCAGGCTTTGGCCCGCCCACCTCCGGCTGATACCATCATGTCTCCTGGGGCCACTGTGCCTATCACTAGTGTGGGCACTCGCCCCGCCAATGCAACCATCACTGTGTGTTCACTGTCAAGTCCTGCATTCATCACATGTGCTGGATTGGTAGATACTACTCCTGCAATTCGTGGGTCATTTATCCCCGTGGTCACGGTGACTTCATTGTTGCCACCAAAACTCAGCACAGTGCCTGGGGAATAGTCAGCATCAGCTGCATAGTATTCGGCTAGATCGGCACCTGGTGATGATGTTGGAAAATTTAAATTTGTCATACTGTAGTTATGTTGATTTTTCACCTATGTCTACCCAATTATTGGTATATTCATCCCAGGCATATCGTCTATCATCGTTGGGATATGGTACAGGTGCTTCCCATTGGTACGTATCGTTGTTCAATATCCAAGTTGAATAAGGCCTTGGTGGTATGAATGCATCTCTCATTTGATTGTACAAGAAACCTATTCCTGCAAAGTTTCGACGGAATGTACCGTTGTATGAAGTTTGCTTCCACACAGTATCCGCCCCATACAATGACTTGCAAAAATCTATTCCTTTGGATTCAGATTCTACACCATTGTCTAGCAGTTCATTGTTATGCACCACAATCACCTGTGTCACTGTGTTATTTTGATCTAATT